GGTGGTGATCGGATTCTGAGTGTGCCGCCGGACCTGCACCTGGCCTGTCTGGTAAAAGCCCAGAATAGGTTTGCGGCCGACGTTAAGCAAAAGCGTGCGAGTTTCTCTGGCCCGGTCTTTCTCGCCGAGCTCAGGGATACGGTGCGGCTTGTGAAAGCCCCCGCTCGTGGGTTGGTTAGAAGTTTGGATGACTATCTGTGGAATTGCTACAAGGCGGGTCGTCGCAATCAGCGGGCCCTAAACTTACGGCTCCACGGAGATCGCATCCTTAAAGAGGTTAACAGCCTCTACTTAGAGCTTACCTATGCGGTTCGCCCGCTAGTTGCTGACACATTGGGTATTGCGAAAGCTCTGGCCGAGTGGCCGACCGATCGTTTCTCCCCGATGTGCCGAGGAAATGCCAATGACGCGTTTCCCACAAAGCTGGTAACTTACCCTACCCCGGTATCGACGATCTGCGATGCAATCTTCCGCGGGAATCGGGTGACCTCGTTTGGTCATACCGTCCGCGGGAAGTTGAAGGCCTCTGCCACTCTCCCTGTGAAGGGTACAGCAGCGCGGCTTATGCAGATCCTAGGTTTCAACCTAGAGGAGTTCGTACCGACCTTGCATGAGTTGATTCCCTTTTCCTTCGTTCTCGATTACTTTTCGAACGTTGGTCAACTCATCAGCGCGAATTCCACCGACCTGAGCTGGGTCGAGTGGTCCCATCTGGCCTCTTACCGCCGTTACGAAGAGGTTGGCCTGACCTTTCTAGTCAGTCGCGTACCTACGTCGCAGCTTCTTGCCGTAGGCAATCAGCTTTTCGGTGGCAGTTCTGTAAAAGCCTGGAATACTAGCAGGGGACCAAATCCTCAGTTATCGTTCTTCGGTGATCAGCTAACTTTCTTCAATGGCTCGGCGAATGCCTGGGCTAATGTTGGAAGCTTGCTGGTTCAGCTGTCACAAAATCTTTGGTCTCCCCGCAAGGCGGGCGCGCCCCACATTACTACGGTCTCACGACCAAATGGGACGTCCACCGAGCACACTTCGGAGTATTACTATCATGGCATTTAGCCTCACCTCCCCTGTGACTGGGTCGGCTCAAACCGGCTTCACCTCCCCCACTTACACCGTCGCGGCCGATCAGGCCCCGGATGTGAACGGGAAGCAGTACGTCGTCACCGCCCTCGGCGGGACACAGACGGGTGTCACCACCCACTCGACATCTTCGCCGTTCACCATCACTGGCTGGCGGCCGAAGACGACGAGGAGCCTCGGGGTTCCCAACCCCTCAACCGGGATCATCCCCAACATTCCCAACAACACCTACAAGGTGCTGGTTCGGAAGGGGACGACTCCGGCGTCGGGTCAGCAGACTCGACCCATGGTGTTCACGTGTGAGTTTCCAATCCCTGCTGGCACCGATGCCAATGACGCAGCCAACGTTCGCGCTGGCTTGTCGTTGTTGATCGGTGCTTTGACGCAGATCTCTGCGTCGTGGGGGGACTCACTGGTCACCGGCACGATCTAGCCGGGCCACGCGATGATTTCGGTCATTCGCGCACTCCTCGGGAGAGGAGCCAAATCCCAAGCCATCCCTGGCTTGGAGGTACGTGAACTCTTTGGAGAGCTCGATGTTTCCATATTCGGAACTTCTGTGTCAGCTTCAGCACGACTTGGGGGATCTAACAGGTCCTCCTTGCACTGCCCGTTCTGCGGCGAAAGCCGCGCTCTACGATTGCCTCCTTCAGAAACTGGAGCCCCCAGCGGGGGTCCCGGTGAAAGACGCGAGCTTCCCGGCGAATGCCGCAGCTCTCGAAAAATTCATTCGAGTGAATGAATCGGTGATCGGAAGAGAGTCGCTTCCTGTGAATTCTCCTTACTGGTCTGCCTTCAAGGCGATCTGCTTCGGGGCCGTTTACAGAGCGATTGGGGAGCGGTCTACTTGGGAGGCAGTACAAGCTTATTGCAAGCTAGGACCTGGTGCAAACTTCGGGGTCGACTCTCGAGGCTTCTACACGAAGCTATTTGAGGGCGACCTCTCGGCAACGCATCCGTACCTACTGCACTTCTACAAGGCCGCTATTGCGACCAATCCGCTGTGGGTTCAAGCAGAAGAACTGCGAGAACATTACGGTGGTTGTGTCTTCGTGGAGGGTAACTCCCTCTTCTTTGTTTCAAAAAAGGACGACATTTCTCGCGTCGCGGCATCCGAGCCGGTTCTCAACTTATTCGCCCAAATGGGCGTTGGTGGCTTCCTCCAAGAGGAGGTCCTTAAGAACCAGTTCGGGATCGATCTTAGATTTCAGCAAGAGCTCAATCGAGCGGCGGCCCTCAAGGCTTCCATCGACGGCAAACAGGTGACGATCGATCTTTCTAGTGCCAGCGATATGAACGCGGTTGCGCTCGGAGAGGCAACTCTCCCACGTGGATTCTTTGGGCTTCTCATGGCCTCGAGATCCCCGGTGACCATCCTTCCAGATGGCACGCGTGTCCCGTTAAAGATGATCAGCACGATGGGTAATGGATTTACGTTCCCATTAGAGACGCTGTTCTTCGCGAGTGCGGTTAAGGCCGTTTACGCTGTCCATGGGAAACCCCATGGGCGGCCAGGCCAGGACTACTGCGTCTTTGGTGACGACATCATCGTTGACAGAGACGTCGCTTCCGAGGTTGTCGCTTTCTTGGGCGATCTCGGCTTCAAGGTTAACGTCGACAAGACGTTCTTTGATGGTCCTTTCCGTGAGTCTTGCGGTGTTGACGCCTGGGAAGGCGTTGACATCAGGCCCGTGTTCATTCGCGGGTTAGAGACCGATGTCGAAAAGTTCTCTGCTTTCAATCGCTTAGCCAGATGGTCGGTGATCCACAAGATCCCCTTACCACGGACACTCGATTTCATCCTTTCCAGGGTGAAGTCGTGCCTCTTCGTGCCTTATAGCGAGTCTGACTGCGCCGGGATTAAAGTTCCCCTCGCAGCTCTACCTCGTGGACGGGTACGGATGTTTGGCTACGCCTATACGGCGATGGCTTTTGTGAGCCCTCGAGAACCGGTCCCGGATTTGACCGGTTGTGATGCTGATAAGCGATTCCGCGTGGTAAACCCACCGGGTTGGGAGTTGGCATTCATAGCAGGTTATGTCCGATCAAATGCCGAAGGAGGCGCGTTTATGCCAATACGCGCTCACAACCCTAAGGCACTTTGGTTCCGGCGAAAGTTCAGGGTCCCATACTGGGACTGGAACCCGCCGGTCGATCTGGACGACTTCGACGTAAAAGGGGATAAAGTCTCCTATAGGTTGAAGCTGGACCAGGTTCAATTCGACGCTTGGAAGCGCGTCGTGGCCTACGCCGTATTCGAACGGTGTAGGGGCTAACAGCCCGACCCCCC